GACGGATACCGCGCACGGATTGCTGTGATGTTGAAAGCAAAGGGAGTGCCGAAGGGTCGGGGCGAGTAGGAGGCACCACAAGTGCAGCAGGAAACGGTAACAAAAACGAAACGGAAACCGACTGGCGCTGCCGCGATGGGGCCGGGACCGGGTAGGCCCAAGGGCCTGCAGAACGCCATAACGGTGCAGCTAAAGAACATGATTCTGGGCGCGCTGGATGATGCCGGGGGCCAAAAGTACCTACGGCAGCAGGCGATAGAAAACCCGGTTGCGTTTATGAGCTTGGTGGGGAAAGTTCTTCCGAGTACGTTAAACGACCAGACGGCGGGGCAGTTTCGGGTTGTTCTGATGAAGTTTGAGGCCGACGAGCCGACGGACGATGTAATAGACGTAACGCCGCAAACGGTAAATGCAAGACTTTCCTCTGCCGCATAAATGGAAGCCAAGACCCTACCAGCGCAAAGCGTGGGCATACCTAGCGAATGGTGGGAGGCACGCGGAGCTGATTTGGCACCGAAGAAGTGGGAAAGACGAATTGAGCCTGCATTGGGCCGCGTGCGCTGCGCACTTACGGATCGGCAATTACTGGCATATGTTGCCGGAAGCCAGTCAGGCGAGGAAAGCGATTTGGGAGGCGGTGAATCCGCATACTGGAGTGCGCCGGGTGGACGAAGCATTCCCCAAGGTTCTGCGTGCGACGACCCGCGAGCAGGACATGATGATTAAGTTCCACAACGGCAGCACATGGCAGGTTCTGGGATCGGACAATTTCAATAGCCTGGTTGGATCGCCGCCGATAGGGATTGTGTACTCGGAGTGGGCGCTGGCGAATCCTGCGGCAAGAAGTTACCTGCGCCCGATCATTGCCGAGAATAACGGCTGGCAGATATTCATTACCACGCCTCGTGGCCGTAATCACGCGGCGCGTACCTATCAGGCCGCTAGGAACGATCCTAAAGCCTTCGCCCAGCTTCTACGGGCTAGCGACACCGGGGCCATGTCTGCGGAGCGGCTGGCCGATGAGTTGCGCCAGTATGTGGATGACTTTGGCGAGGACGAGGGGCGGGCGATATTCGATCAGGAATACAACTGCTCTTTTGACGCAGCTTTGCTGGGCGCTGTTCTGGGCCGCGCGGTGGAGACGGCGGAGCAGGACGGGCGGATAGGCAATGTGGAGTATGACCCGCACGGTGCGCCGATAGAGGTATCGAGCGACATTGGGTTCCACGATACGGCTAGCTGGTGGTTCTGGCAGCCGGTGGTGGGCGGGTTCAACCTGATCGACTACGACGGCTGTAACGGGCTGGATGCGGACGAGTGGTGCGATAGGTTGCTGCGCAAGGGCTACCGGATCGGGAAGATCCACCTGCCGCACGATGCGCGGGCAAAGACGTTCCAGAGCCGTCATACGGCGGTAGAGCGATTCATTGAGGCATTCGGGGCTAACCGTATTAGCGTTGTTCCCATGTCCAAAAAGACAGACCGTATCAATGCTGCGCGCCGAGTGGTGAAAAACTGCGCCTTTGATGCCGTGAAATGCTCGGATGGGCTGGATGCGCTGCGTAGCTGGCAGTTCCAGTGGAACGCCGAGACAAAGACGTTTAGCAAAGAGCCGCTACACGATTGGGCTAGCCATCCTGGAGATGCATTCTCGTATGGCTGCCAGGTGATGGAAGAACGCGAGCCTGCGCGGGTGCCGGATCAGATTGATTGGGCGGGTATTGGGCGCATGACATTCAACGATGTACTGAACGACCATACGCGGTCTATGAGCCGCAGGCAGAGGATCTAATGGCTAACGGCATAGTAATTAGCGGCGGGTACAAGAACATCACTGCGAGCGGCAATTGTTCGCCTATCCCCTGCACGGTTATCGGGTTCCTGTGCGCGACTACGACCTCGGGGACGCTGACGTTCTATGACGATGCGGGTACGGGTACGGGTACGCCCATTACCGGAACGATCACGCCTGCTGCCGGATCTTTTACGCCGCTCTATCTTGCGACCACGAAGGGATTAAACGTGGTTGTGGGCGGGACCATAAACGCAACAATTGTCTACGCGGCCTAATCGTGCTTATTTACATACTCCAGAACTACACGGACAGCAGCGGGACGTACACGCAGGGCACGATTGCGAATGTTGCCGAGAACTATGCGCGGATAGCGATTAGCAAGGGCCAGGCGCAGCTGGCGGAGAATCTACCCGCGCCGGTTCCGGTGGTGAGCCAGCAGTCGGGTACGGGGACGATGCTGACGCAGCCGCATACAGCATATTTATCCAATTATTACCCGACAATTTTGGGTGGTTCTCTCAATGCCGCAGCCGACACCGCCGCAATTCAAGCTGCCGCGCTGGCCGCGTTTAACTCCGGCGGCGGGACAGTGCAGCTGCCTGCAACAACCATATACCTAACATCCCCGCTTTCGCTTTATTCCAACGTTCAATATGTCGGGTCTGGCTATCAACTAACTTACGCTTCGTCTTCGACAATCCCGGACGGATCGGGGACAAGTTTATCCGGCGGAACGATATTGCAAGGCACCGGTTCTTTCCCGTGTTTTTTATACCTTGGAACAAACGGCGTCGGCACTTCTGGTTCTTCTGCGCAAGCAACTCTAGGAGATTGCGCATCCTCCCCATATTCAAACATAGGCCAAGGGTCGTCTGCGCAAATAACAAATTCGGGTGTACGAGAACTTGGGATAAACAATTTTTCGTATGGAATTAAATGCGGCGCGCAGTATGCGTCTGGGTGCAATTACAGTAAATTTTCCAACCTTTTTATAACAAATTGCACGCAATGGGGCGTCTGGTTTGAAAATATATTGCACTCAAGGTTTGAGCGGATTACGTCGCTTTTTAATGTTGTTGGTCAGCAGATGTACGCCAGCAGTTCAACAAACATCGCGGAATCCAACTGCATATTTGACGATTTGGTTTCTACGATTCTGCCGGGAAGCCTGACTTCTCGCGGCATGGTGGTAATGGCGAGAAAAGCCAACATCATGAACGTGAATGTATTTAATCGCGTTCAAGCCAATAGGTTTAACAACGGCACGACGATAACGACCGCCGCCACGGTTGCCGCAACAAGCACGATAACCCTTGCCGGTGGGAATGCGGGGCTAGCTGTTGGTATGCCGGTTTATTTCACGACTGGTGGGTTTAATTTCAACGGCGGCAGTAATCAATGTATGTATTTTGTCGCGTCTCTTGTTTCAACTACCGGCATAACCGTAAGCAACCAGGCTTTTTACGGAGCCGCCGTTGTTGCTAGCGGAACGGGTTCACTCGGAAACCTTGTTTGTCAGGGCTTCCCAGCCCTTGAGGTTATTGGAACTGACGCGTCTTCTAGCGTCGCAAATAATACTTTTTCCTATATTGACGCGGAAGCCGGGGGAACGTGCAAGGTTCTATTTCAAAACGCATCTGGGCTTAATGCAAACGTAAGCGGTGTAACCCAAGATGCGTATTCAACGGTTGCGATATGTGTTCGGTACACGCAATACGGAAACATTTACGGATCTGGTTCTTGTTGGATAGATTTGAATTATGGCGATTACAACAACAATTACACAAAACTGTGGGGATCTTTTGGGAATATAGCCCAAAGTGTAAATTCAACTCCATTGGGGACTTTTTCCTGCACCGGAATTAACGCCTCATCGGCGGGGGTGACGCAGAACTACATTGGGTTTTCTGGCGCAACTGGGAATGGATTTCCGACTTTCGTTTCTACCAACGAGGGTGGTTTCCCGGATCTTATTCAGCCGAGCACGGGGCTGGGGCAATATGCCTATCAGTTTATATATACGGGCACACTTAATTCTTCGCAGGCCGGATGTATGCACTATACGGCCGGGGCGGGGACTAACACTTTGCCAGCAATTACAGCGGCACTGAATGGGATTCCATACGAAATAGTCAACGGCGGGAGTGGCGCACTGGTTTTAAACGCAGGAACAGGCCAATACTTCAACATATCCGGCGGCAGGACATCACTTACGTTGAACGCCGGGGCATCGGTTTCTCTGCGTGGAGTCTCTGCCACGGGAATCTGGGCCGTTATTGGCTACGGCGGCACATATTCCGCCGGCACGATATCGGCCCTTTAGGCGTAAAACGTGGATTTCCCCTTTGTCGGACCCTCGTATACGGCGCGATCCGTATACCAGTCGTTTGATGAAGATTAAAGTAATTGGGGGCGCATAGGGTGGAGCAGCATTCCGCAAAAGTCCAAAAATATCTAGGCATTATTTCTGCCTACGATAAGGAATTTGAGCGATGGACTAAACGCGCCCGCAAGGTAGTGCAACGCTACCGGGACGAGGGGCGCGATAGCGGCAGCAACCAGAGCGAGGCTGTACGTTTCAACATTTTATGGTCGAATGTTCAGCTATTGGTCCCGGCGTGTTTCTCTGCCATGCCAAAGCCAGACGTATCGCGCAGGTTCCGGGATAACGACCCTGTAGGGCGCGTTGCGGCGCTGTTGCTGGAGCGTGCGCTTGAGTTTGAGCTAAAGCATTACGACGATTTTCGATCCGCAATGAAAGCCTGCGTCCTGGATCGCTTCTTGCCGGGGCGTGGTACTTCGTGGGTCCGGTATGAGCCGCATATTTCCTACCTTGCGCCGCAGGTTACGGACGACCAGGCGCAGGACGACGAGCAAGCCGGGGAGGAATCGGAACAATCCGAGCTGTCGGAGCAGATCGATTACGAATGTGCGCCGGTTGACTACGTTGCGTGGACGGACTTCGGTCATTCCGTTGCCAGAACGTGGGAGGAAGTGGGTTGCGTATGGCGGATTGTGTACCTGAGCGAGGAAACGCTTAAAGAGCGGTTCGGGGAGGAACTGGCAGCAAAGATCCCCATGGACTCGCGGCCCGACGGCTCAGAGAACAAGCGCAAGACTCCCGATATGCCCAAGAACCGGACGAAGATTTACGAAATATGGGACCGCGAGGAGAAGGTTTCGGTCTGGATATCAAAGGGCTATTCGGACGTTCTGGACGAGGTAAAAGACCCGCTCGGGCTGGAGAACTTTTGGCCGTGTCCCCGTCCCCTGTTCGGGACAATCACTAACGATTCGCTTGTTCCGGTGCCTGATTTCACGATGTACCAGGATCAGGCAAACGAGCTTGACGTTATCAGCGACCGTATAGACGGGCTGATTAAGGCGCTCAAGGTTCGCGGGGTCCACAACGCTGCGATTAAGGAACTCGGGCGGCTATTTACTGAAGGCGGCAATAACGACCTTATCGCCGTTACGAACTGGCCGCAGTTTGCCGAGGGTGGCGGGCTAAAGGGTGCTCTAGATATCGTTGACCTGGGGCCGATTGTTGCCGCTTTGCAGGCTTCCTACGATGCCCGCAAAGAGTGCCAGCAACAGATCTATGAGGTTATGGGCATCGGGGATGTGTTGCGGGGTGTAAACGATCCCGCTTCCACTGCCACTGCCGAGCGGATGAAGGGTCAATTTGGGACTCTGCGGATGCGCGAGACGCAACGCGAGGTTGCCCGGTATGCCGAGGAAATCATCCGCATAAAAGCCGAGATCATGTGCACGAAGTTCCAGCCGGAGTACTTGGCGCAGATCGGCGGGGCGGCTCAGCTTATGCCGGAGGATCAGCCGTATATCCCCATGGCTATCCAAATGCTGCGGGACCGGGTTCTGCGCGACTTCCGGGTTGAGATCAGCACGGACTCCCTTGTTCAGATGGACGAGGCGGCGGAAAAGTCCGACCGCATGGAGTTTCTTTCCGCTGTTGGTGGCTTTCTGAAAGAGGCTGCCGGAGTGTCGCAACAATCGCCCGCCCTTGCGCCCATGGCCGCCGAGTTGTTCAAGTACGGCATAACGGGTTTCAAGGTAGGGAAATCGATAGAGGGGGCGCTGGATCAAGGTATAGACGATCTTCGCAAACTAGCCAGTCAACCCCCTCCCCCAGATCCTGCGGCGCAGAAAATCCAAGGGGAACTGCAGCTAAAGCAACAGGAAATGCAGCTTGCGGCGCAGGGTGAGCAGGCAAAGCAGCAGGCCATTACGCAGGGCGAGCAACAAAGGGCGCAGATAGAGGCATGGCTACAGCATCAAAAAGACGTATCGCAGGCGCAACAGGACGCGCAACAGAACGCGCTGGAGGCCCACCGGGAAACGCTGCGCCAGCAGATGGACGAACGCATGGAATTGCTCCAGCAGCAGAGCCAGGCGCGGGAGGCGGAGCGGGATCGGCAGATGCAGGCTTATATAG